GCTCTCGAGCACGGCCGATATGCAGGTCGGCGACGGCAATCAGTACGCTCAGGTCGGCACGACGCTTGCGTTGCTCGAGCGTGGCGCGATGGTCATGTCCGCGATCCACAAGCGGTTGCACTACGCGCAGTCGTTGGAGTTCCGGCTGCTCTTTGAGGGCTTTGGCCAGTACATGCCGGACGAGTACCCGTACGATGTGCCGGGTGCGAGCCGCAAGATCAAGCGTGCGGACTTCGACAACATGGTTTCGGTGCAGCCGGTTGCTGATCCGAACATTTTTAGTAGTGCGCAGCGTATTCAGCTTGCCCAGATGCAGTTGCAGATGGCGCAGAGCGCGCCAAACATGCACAACATGTACGAGGCGTACTATCGCGTGTACGCCGCGCTCAATATCCGCGACATCGACGGGCTGTTGTTGCCGCAAAACAACCAGATGCCGCGCGACCCACTGTCCGAGAACAGTGCTATTTTGAACAACATGAAGCTCAAGGCGTTCGCGGGTCAGCAGCACGACGCGCATGTTGCGGCGCATTTGATGATGGGCATGTCGCCGATGCTTCAGTCCAATCCGATGGCCGCGATGGAGCTTCAGCAGCACATTTTGGAGCATCTGCGGATCAAGGCTGAAGAGGATGTCGAGGCGGATCTCTTCCGTATGTACGGCGTGGACCCTGATCGCATAGTTTCGTCGATCCAGAAGGAAGGCATGGTTGCGATCAAGGCGACGACTTACATGCAGGAGATGCGCAACATGCAGTCGCAGATCTCCGGCGAGGGCGCGGGTGGGGAAGACCCGCTGGTGGCCTTGAAGAAGCAGGAACTTGATCAGCGAGCCGCTGCGGATCAGGCCAAGATGCAGTTGGATCAAGCCAAGCTGCAACTGGAGACGCAGAAGATGCAGCAGTCGCTACAGATTGATCAGGCGCGGTTGCAGTTACAAGCAGCAAAAGGAGGACGAAATGCCGCTTAAGAAGGGGTCTAGTCAGAAGACGATCAGCCGAAACATCGGCGAGCTCGTGGGCACTTATAAGGAAAAGGGCCGCATTGGCACTAGCAAGCCGAAGAGCAAAGGTGCTGCGGTGAAGCAGGCCGCGGCGATTGCATACGCAAAAGCCGGCAAGTCGCGTAAGATGAGCGACGGTGGCGGCGTGCGTGTGGTCAAGAAAAAGGACGGTAACCGCCCAGTCAAGATTTATTAAGTTTGATTAAGCGCTTCGGGTGGTGCGCAAAACCGCCTGCTTTTCATGGAAATCTACCATGCTTGAATTTGCAGAAGCAGTTCTGAGAGAAATCAAAAATCTCCGTGAATCATCGGAAGATATCATCCTGAACGGCACGATTGCTGACATGGAGCGTTATCGCTTCATGATGGGTCGTCTTGAAGGATTGAAGCTAGTAGACCAATCCGTGAGGGCGCTTTTGAAATCGCGAACGGATGACGATGGCTTTTCAATCTAAAGGAGACTTATGAGCGCAGCAGCAAAAGAGCCGACCGCACTCGAGAAAAAGTGGGCGGAAGAGGCAGTCAAGCACGTCCCGAGCCTCGAGGACGCCTACACGGCGGAGGGCTTTAAGCCCGAAAAGCTCGACGAGACGGTGATCGATCGTATCCCGACCCCTACGGGTTGGCGTATCGCGATCCTTCCCTATCGTGGGGCCGAGAAGACCAAAGGGGGAATTGCCCTTTCCGAAGAGACGCAGCGCAAGCAGCAGCTAACCACTGTCTGCGGCTATGTCTTGAAGGTTGGTCCGCTCGCGTACGCCGACGAGGGCAAGTTCCTGACCGGCCCGTGGTGCAAGCAGGGTGACTGGATCATTTTCGGCCGTTATGCGGGGGCCCGTATCCCCATTGACGGCGGCGAGATCCGGTTGATCAACGATGACGAGGTCTTGGGCGTTGTGAACGACCCCGAAGACGTCCTCCACATGTGGTAAGGAGATTTTTAAATGGTAAACGAACAGTTGGAATTTAGTGTCGGGGAAGGCGAACAGCCTGCCACCGTCCAAGTGCCGATGGAGGAGGAAACTCCCACATTGCCGCAGATTAGTAACGAGACGGCCGCGGCGGAAAAGAACGAGCGCGAGCTCGATGACTACAGCGACAAGGTCAAGAAGCGCATTGACAAGCTGACGGCTCGTCTGCGCGAGACCCAGCGCCGTGAGCAGGCGGCCTTGGACTATGCCAAGCAGGTCCAGGTCCGTGCGCAGGAGCTCGAGCAGCGGTATGTGAAGACCGACGGCGAGCGGCTGGTCGAGGCGCAGAACCGGGTCGAGACCCAGGCTGTGGCGCTCAAGCAGATCATCCGCAAGGCCCGTGAAGAGGGCGATATTGACACCGAAACCGAGGCCCAGCAGCGCCTGTCGGCCTTGACCCTGGAAAACTCGCAAATCCAGGCGGCCAATGCCCAGCGCGAAGCCTATATGCAGCAGCAAGCTGCCTATCAGCAGCAACAGCAGGCCGCCTACCAGCAGCCTGCCCAGCAGGCCCAGCAGGTGGACCCCCGGGTCGAGGACTGGGCGGAGAAGAACAAGTGGTATGGCCGGGACACCGTCATGACCCATGCCGCCTGGGGCATCCACCGTCAGTTGGTACAGGTTGATGGTGTTGACCCCAGTTCAGACGAGTACTATGATGAGCTTGACAAACGTATCCGAGACGCTTTTCCGCACAAGTTTCAGGAAAGCGGCTCGGGCACGCAGAGCAGGAACCGTAACGTGCAAACGGTTGCGCCTGCTTCACGGTCCTCCGGGATCAACAATGCTGCACGCCGCACTGTCAGGTTGACGCCAAGTCAAGTGGCAATTGCTAAAAAGCTGGGCGTTCCTCTTGAGGAATATGCCAAGTACGTGAAGGAGTAAAACCATGTCAGACGTCAAAATGCCTACCATCAACCGCGCTTCTCGCGAGACCGATACTCGTACGAAGACCGCGCGACGTCGCCCCTGGGCCCCTCCCTCACGACTGGACGCGCCGCCAGCTCCAATGGGATACAAACATCGCTGGATTCGGGCTTCGGCAGGCGGGATTGAAGACCGCTCGAACATTGCAGGGCGTCTCCGTGAGGGGTACGAACTGGTTCGTGCGGACGAATATCCTGACTTCCCAGCTTCAGTGGCAGAAGACGGTCGACATGCTGGAGTGATCAGCGTGGGAGGCCTTCTCCTAGCACGTATCCCTGAAGAGAGCGTGGAAGAGCGCGCGGCGTATTACGCTCGTAGAGCGAATGACCAAATGCAGGCTGCGGACAACGAACTGCTTAAGAGCAATGCTCATTCAAGCATGGTTATTGAGCGTCCTACCCGCCGGTCTCGCGTTTCATTCGGAGGTTCCAAAACAAATGGAACCAGTGAATAACTTTTTCAGAGGATTAATCAAATGGCAAATGTAGACAAAGCCTTTGGTTTCCGTCCTCTCGGCAATTTGTCTGCGACTGGATCCCAGAAGCAGTACGGTTACGAGATTGCGGATAACCAGTCAGGCGCGATTTACCAGGGCGACCTGGTGACGATCGTAAACGGCTATGTCGTTAAGTTCCTCCCGGGCACGCATGCTGCGGCCCTGGGTGTTCTCAACGGCGTGTTTTATATCGACCCGACGAGCGGTAAGCCGACCTGGAAGAACTACTACCCGGGCAGCGTCAACATCACTGAAGGCAAGATTGTTGCCGATGTGATCGACGATCCGAGCCAGTTGTTCATCGTCCAGGCCGACGAGGACATCGAGCAGGCCGATATCGGCAAGAACGCGGATGTCGTTGGCACGGGCGGTAGCACCACCACGGGTGTGTCTTCGATGGAACTGGATTCGTCCACCATTGCGGATACGGCGGCACTGAACCTCAAGATTGTTGGCCTGTGGAACACCCCGGGCAACGAGCTTGGGAACTTCGCCGTTGTCGTTGTGAAAATCAACGAGCACCTGTACGGCAGCGCCGGCGTCAAGGCCGTAACCTGATATATAGGGGCATAAAAAATGGCAATTTCACGTGCACAATTGGTCAAGGAACTCGAGCCGGGCTTGAATGCTCTGTTCGGCCTTGAGTACAAGAACTACGAGAACGAGCACGCCGAGGTTTACTCGGTCGAGAGCTCCGATCGTGCGTTCGAGGAAGAGGTGATGGAGTCCGGCTTTGCCGAGGCCCCTGTGAAGACCGAAGGCGCTGGCGTCGCTTACGACCAGGCGCAGGAAGTCTACACCGCTCGTTATACCCACGAGACGATCGCTCTCGCGTTCTCGCTCACCGAAGAAGCCGTTGAGGACAACCTCTACGACCGTCTCTCGGCGCGTTACACGAAGGCGCTCGCCCGCTCGATGGCGCAGACGAAGCAGATCAAGGCGGCGAATGTGCTCAACGGCGCGTTCACGACCTCGGTCGGCGGCGACGGAAAGCCGCTCTGTGCGGATGATCACCCGACCCTGTCGGGCCCGAACCTCCGTAACGAGCTCGCCACTTCCGGGGACCTCTCTGAGACGTCGCTCGAGCAGGCACTGATCGACATCGCTGCGTTCACCGATGAGCGTGGCCTGAAGATCGCGGTGCAGGGCCTCAAGCTCATCATCCCGAAGGAACTCATGTTTACGGCTGACCGTATCCTCAAGTCGACGCTCCGCGTTGGCACTGCGGATAACGACATCAACGCCGTGAAGAACATGGGCATGGTGCCGCAGGGCTACACCGTGAACCACTTCCTGACCGACCCGGACGCTTGGTTTATCAAGACCGACGCCCCGAACGGCATGAAGATGTTCCAGCGTGTTGCTATCAAGACTGGTTTCGAGGGTGACTTCGATACTGGCAACGTGCGGTACAAGGCTCGCGAGCGCTACAGCTTCGGCTTCAGCGACCCTCGCGGCATCTTCGGATCGCCTGGCGCGGCCTAAGAGGCAAAGTGGAAGGGGGCCGCAAGGCCCCCTTTCTCTATGTGTTTCTATCGCGTATAGTAAAGTTTCCGGGAAATCCGGTACGTCTGACAGTCCCGGCTGACGACATGCAGACAGACGTACCTAACTCGCATGTGAGGAATTTTTAATGGCTAGTACAACTTTCAGTGGGCCGGTAACTTCTACGAACGGCTTTATCGCCGGCACCGGCGCAACGGTCACCTCGATTCTGACCGCTACTTCAACAATCGACTTCACTTCGATTTCTGCTAACACGACGGCTGATTCGTCTGGTATCACCGTGACCGGTGCTGCGGTTGGTGATGCAGTAATCGTCGGCGTTCCGGCTACCCTCGCCGCGGGGCTTGTTGTCACGGGTTATGTTTCGGCTGCCGACACCGTTAAGGTTCGTGCTGCCAACGTCACAGGCTCTGCCATTGACCCGGCTTCGGGCTCGTTCCGAGTTGTTGTCGTCAAAGTAGCCTAATAGGAGGCTCGCAATGAGCTTCGCAAGTGATGTTAAAGCCAAAACCGTGGTCGCTACTGGCGACATGGTGAACGGCCGTACGCGTATTCAAGGCGTCTACTACACCTGCACGGGTACGGCGGCTGCGATCACCCTGAAAACGGGCGGATCTGGCGGTACGACGGTGATGGAAATCAAGACGCCGGCGGCTGCTGGTGCCTATGACATCATCATCCCGGACGATGGTATTTTGGCCACGGACGGCGTGCATGCCACGCTGTCTTCGGCTGAAGTCCTCAGCGTCACCTTGTTGTATGTCGGCGGAGCGCCTGCGTAATGAGGCGTAGCGGCATGGGCCTGGCTCTTCGTGGCGGCGGGGCCGTTCGCAAAGGCATGGGCATTG